CATTAGTCTTTCCAATCGTCTGAGTTGTCAATCTCTGCATCGTAGACTGTCTTGTAAAGTGCGGTGTATGCAGCAATGTCGATAAGACTGTCGAGGTGACCAGGTGACTCTTGTAACCTACTGATCTTTTGTAGGATATTGATAATACATATGTCGTGTGGCATGAGTGGGTAATCAATATACGAACTGACAAGCTTTGAAATCCGCTCCATGTTGTGTAATGGATGTCCGTAAACTGTGCCGCGCTCGTGAATGAGTTTAGTAGCGGTTGCAAAAAACGCCTCAGTTGTTGTTGGCATCGATTTTGCTATCTGTCATTCTGCGGTGCATATCAAAGCCATCTTTACGGCCTTTCCAATAACCTGACTGGAATGCATTATCTTTAATTGTTGAGTAAACGCCCCAAGCAATAAAATAACCTAACACACTATAAAGCACTATCCATGGTGCTGTTGTTTCTATCATGTAGCCCTACTTTCCATACCACAATTTGTGGCATAGCAATAGTGTGACATGTGTGTACGACTTTGTGGATTATTTAGGGCGTAGTTTGTATAACGATTAGGTAACGATGTTACCCGTAATACCGCCCTAGAGCTGTAAATGAGCCATCCTTATTGATCGGCACTAACGTGGGTGTTAGAGTCTTTCCTACGGCTTCTAGTATAGCAATACCCATCTGCCAATTCGCGCTTCCATAGCGGATATAAGAGGCTTTTTTTCTATCCATAAGATTACCTACCTCAACCCCATATAAGGGTCTGTAATGGCTTCCTATGGCTTCTGTATAGGCACTCATGCCTAGTCTATGGCTATGTCCTGCTATGACCGATTTGCCCCATTTTTTAGCAAGGTTAAGAGCTGTAATACCTGCATGCTGGCTCATGCTGCCTTCATCGCCATGTGCTAATACCCAGCCAGGGTGGAATTCATAAGCTGTCTTGTGATAGTCAATGCCCATAGATGCAAAGTCCATAAACTTAGGGTATTGCAACTCTGGTAAACCTATTAAGCCAGGTGCTTTAAGTAATGTGCTGTAAAGACGGTCTGTATGGTTAGATCTTATTACCGATGCTTTTTTGCTGTACTCAGTAAGATCCCAAAGAATGTCTTGACAAGCTGCACGATCTTCGTTAAGAGTCTGACTGTAAGCCAAAGGTGTGCCATCGGCCCACTTGCTAATTGTTTGAAAATCGATCTCATCGCCAACACATAAAACCTCGTCAAATTTCTCACGTTTTGCCAATTTAATGACGTTTTTGACTGCCTGCTCATGATGGTATGGGATCTGTAAATCGGATATTACTAGCCAACGCTTAATCTTCATCCTCTTCTGTAGGATCAATACTAGGTATGATGCCGCCATCACCAACTACCCAGTTAGGCATGGTTGCCCGATCTGATACAAAGTACAAAGCACAGCTGTCGCTAAACCCAGCCTTCTTTGCAGCTTTGTATATCTCGTTCATACAAATATAATGCTGTTCTAATTTAGTTAATGGCTCAGGTGATTTACGCACCACACGCCTATTAATCTTCTTTCGCTTACGTCTTGTATCAGCCATGTGTTTATTGTCTCTTAACTATTAAAGAATATAGATCATCAACACGCTGTTCTAATCTTGTTAACTGATCCTTCATGCTAGATCCACCATTAGGACGTAACTCGTTAAGCCAGCCTTTAACTAAAAAACGTAATCCTATTAGCACGCTTGTTAGCACGGCGCAACCGCCAGCGCCAAAGGCCGCCCATTCTGCCGGACTCATGCTTCATCTGCACCGAGGCCATAAGCACTGTCGGATTTATCTAAAGCCCTAGCTGCTGGTCCTGCTAATGCTGCAATAACTACAGACACTACTGGATCTAGTCCTAACTCATTACTTGCTAAGAATGTTAAGAATGATACAAGCACACCCCTAAAGTATGATTTAAGTATTGCTTTCTGCTTATCACTGATCTTCATAAGTTACCCCCTAGTAGTGGTATATCAAACGGCTTGCTATCTTTATCGCCTAACTTTGTAAAACTAATATGTATGTGCTTTGTGTGCTTGTTAAAACCTTTGTACTTACGCCACTTAAAATTAAGTATCTTGCTAGCGATCATGCCATTATGGATTACGTAAGATATGCGCTTATCGGTTTTCGCACATTTTCTGATCTGGTCAGCCAGATATATTGAGATCCCTTCGGATGAATCCAAGCGAGAATCAACATCAATGGCTCGTACACACCCAGTTGCATCTGGATTATGATCCGATTTTGTGGCGGAATGACGAGCATCACCCACCCACCCATCACTGGTAGAGCGACGATCTGGGTACCAGGTATCAATCTGGTCTCTTAATTGTGTACCTGCAGCGCATAGCCATGGTTTCATAACTCAGGCTCAGGTACTATCCACTGACAAGTATCTTCATTAAAGCCAATAGAATTATCAGGTTTTGGTGCTATAAATGCATCTCTAACTACATCGTATTTATAACCAATACCTGCATAGTTATATCTGATATTGCCATGATAAGAAGTACGCTTACAGCTCTGACCTCTAAAGTTTGCATACCAAGTCTCAGTATCTAAACCCTCAATAGTTTCTGTTTCATCAATGCCAACTATAACTTCGGTAACAATATTATTATTATCTAAGAATGCGTAATGTGCCATTATACCCAACTCACATTTCCAGTACCAGCTGTTATAGTTGCAATTTGAAAGCCACCGCTAGTTGACGTTGTACCAGTTAAACCTGCGCCGATAGTAATTGTGCCATTTGTCCATCTTAAAATAACCACACCGCTTCCGCCAGCACCTGCCGTATTATTACTGGTACGACCACCACCGCCGCCACCTGTATTGGCAGTTCCTGGATTTGAACTTGAGGTTGAACCATTACCACCGCCACCTGTTCCACCTGTGCCTTGTGTCGGTGACCCTCCATCAGTTGCACCACCACCGCCACCTGCGTAAGTTACGGATGAACCAGTAATAGACACTGCAACACCGTTACCACCGTTTCCAGCAATACCACTAGCACCACTATTACTTGCAGCACCGCCTACTGCGGAAGCTCCACCACCACCACCACCTGCAGTAAAGTTTTCTAAGTCTGAATATGCTTGACCACCAGCATAACCTTGATTAGCAGTTCCAGTTCCAACAGTTCCAGATGGTCCTGGTCTACCAAAGCCAGTAGCTCCACCACTTCCACCATTTTTACCGTTTTGTTGTGAGCTATTTATAGTTGCCCCACCACCGCCGCCACCTGTTGAAGTTATTGTAGAAAATACGGAGTCATTACCATTTGTTCCGGCAGTTGAATTACCTATTCCTGCTGCGCCACCTGCGCCAATAGTAACTGTGTAATTTGTCGATGGTGATACAGTTAAAGCAGTTTCTAAACTTCCTCCGCCACCTGTTGCAGTAACAGTTGAACGTAGTCCACCAGCACCAGCACCACCACAAGCGGCGCCACCGCCTCCTGCAACTACTAGATAATTTACTGTTCCATCAAAACCTGGTAAACCACCACCAGACAAAGCTGCAACTATGTTACCTATCATTATGCAATTCCGCCTACTACATACCATGCGTCTGTGCCAGTTTTAATACATACTGCAGATTTATATTGTGCAATAGTTGGAGATGCTGCAGTTGCGCCTGCACTTAATATTGTTGTAGTTCCTGATGTTACTGCACTAATTGTGCAAGTACCTACGCCAATGTTTAATACTGTTAATGCTGTGCCTATTGGAAATGCCACAGAAGCATTAGTTGGAATCTTAAATGCTATAGCTGTTGCTTTGTTCATTATCTGTAACACCTGGTATTGGTCATTAAGCACAGCTGTGTAATCTGCAGTGTTGGCAGTACCTACTGTGAATGAAGTTAATCCATTAAACATGCCAGAGGTAAGTACATCACCTGTAGCTGCTGGAAATCCTGTTGCCATTATTGCTCCTTAATAAGAAAGTACGTTTTGCCCTAAGACACCGTAATTTACGTTGCCTATTATAAACCCATCTATGACAGGTTCTAGTGTTGTAAAGGTTGTTTTCCAACTATTTGGTGTTATGTTCATGCGTACACCAAAAATCTGTAAGGTCTTTTCAAGTAAAGATCCACCTGGCTGGGTAGTAATAATGGTTATAGGATCAAAGAAATCTAGGTCTAGGGCTGCTACTACACCTGTGTCATAGTTAGGCGTGTAGAGATCTAGGACTATGGCATCACATCGGATCGTGGTCTCAGCTCTACTGGCCACATAAGCCTGGGCATAATCTAGGGCTACTGCATCGGTCTGCATGAGTAAGTTGTCTTGAAAGTAACTATGCAGGAAGTATTTGTCAATAGATGCTTGATTAAACGCTACCTGTGCCGTGCCACCAGTCCTAGTAATAGTGGCTTTATTAAATATCAGCACATCATTAAGAATCCAACTTGCATCAAAGTAAACAATACCTGTGCCGTTATCTGCAAAAACTGTAGGTGTGCCACCAATAGATCCAACAGTTACAGCTCTATCTTGGAATACAAATGAACCATATCCATCTACATATAGTGCGCCATACTCAGAAGTGGATACGGTAGTAAGAGCTGACAAAGCTGTGCGGTTAGTTCCTGGGTCTGCCTGCATAGTAGTAAGTCCTGCATCTATATCACGCATTGAATCAGGCCAGTCAATTTGATCTAATATCTTGTTAATACGTGTGCCAGATAATTGTCCAGCAGTGGCATCTGTGACTGTGCTGATCTGTGCTATCTGGGCTAATCTAAATGCATCTACAGCTTGTATAGTCGTAATGGCTACGGTGTCGTCTGACTCTCCTGGGTATGTAGTTACATAGGACGTAATGAATCCCGAGAAGATGGGATATGTAACGCCATTAAAGGTTGCAGTAATCTGCACTTTTTTCATAGGTGTTAATAAATTGTAATATGGCCCGCTTACATTCTGTGGGTTAAAGTCGCCATTTTGATCTGTAATGCGTAAAGTAAGTGCGCCTGTTTGAAATTGATCTGATAGTGCAGTGCGGCCTCGGTTAGTCTCAATACGATTAACCTGATTAGACACATCTACAATTACAGCTGCTGAATCTGCTAATACGTTAGTGCCTAAGATGCCTTGGTCAATAATCATAGCCTGAGCAAATGCTGGCCCAGTGCTAAAGTTAATTATTGCATTTATTACTGGTACTGCCATTACGGTAACTGTCCTGCGCCAGTGGTGCTAAAGCCAGTACGACCAGCGACTTGGATACTCTCCGCTACTAATTGTGCAAACTTATCACCAGATGGTGAATCAATTCTTACGTTAACATCTACAGATCTATTGCCTGATTCTCTAGCTCTTTCTGTTGCAATTTGTGACACATTCATACCAACATAACTAGTTGTGCCTACTAATTGTGTTGCTAAATCTTGGAAGTAGCCAGCTGTCAAAGGCACAAAACTAGGTGTGCTAGTTGTAGTAGTTGTAGTAGTTGTAGTAGTTGTAGGTAACTTACCACCCATGCTTTCAATGAACGCATTGATTTTAGCAGTCATAGCCTTAACTGCATCTAATGCAAAATTGAAGTTATCTGCAAACTTTTTAGCAGCCTCAGCTGCTTCCAATTCGGCCAGTATTTTCTTAGACAAAGCCTCGTTATTATCCAAAATGGCTAACTGAGCTTTTAAGCGTAATTTAGTTTCTTCATCCACTGCAGCGTTTAATGCAGCTGTAAGTCCTATGCGCTCTACATCAAATTTATCTTTTAATTTATCTGTTGCAGTCTTAGCTTTTAGAGCAGCGTTTTCTTGTTTACGCAAAGCAATGGCATTTCTAATTGCATAATATTCTTTAAGTCGAATTGCTTCCGTAGCTGTTGGAATTCCACCATAACCACCTACATTAGTTTGAGTTTGAGCTGCTTTAGCTGATGCACCTTTATTGGCTAAAGCTTGAAATCCTAAACCAATGACTCCGCCAGTTAATTGAAACTGTAAAAACTTGTTGGCAAAACTATCCTGATTTTTATTTAGTCCAACAAATTCTTTAGTTTGAGCAATTAAAATTGACAAGCCGTAAATAGCATTACCTATGTTGGTAGCAAAATTTTCCATTGAATCAGCAGCGCCCTGTACTCCGTTTGGTCCTGAAAGCACTGATATAGAATTTACTAAATCTTCACCAATAGTTTCTGATGCTCTTGCAGCAGCACCTTGTAACAAACTCATTTTGCCAGCGTAAGTATCTAAACGTGCTAGTGCTTGTCCTTTAAATTTGTTTTCTAGCAAAGTCATTATTTTATTCATGTCGCCAGTTTTTAAAGTGGCCTTATCAATACCAGCGCCTAATCTAGATAAAGCAGTAGTTTGTCCAGTAAATCCTTTAGCAAGTGCCGTGCTTACTTCTTGCACAGATTTACCTGTAGCAGCACTTATATCTAATGCTAAAGCTAAACCTCTTTGGCTTTGAGTTAATGATCCAGTAGCTGTAATTAAAGTCTGTAACGCTGGGCGAAGAAAATCATCTAGCACGCCGGTGCTTTTTTCTAGGCTGGCTATGTAACGCTCTACCTCTGTGGTGGCAAACCCAAAGCCCATATTTTGCAGTTGTACCGATAAAGACTTAGCAGCAGCTTCATCTTTTATAAAAGCATTTATAGCTGTTTTAGAAAACCTTAATACTGCAGCCGTGCTGAACGCGGCAGCAAAGACCTTAGTAAAACTTTTTAATTGTTTTTCAAAGGCTGATACTTCTTTCTTGCCTTTTTTTAATCCTTTGTTATCAAAGGTGCTGACTGCGCTTACAATTAAATTAGCCACTATGCAGCCCTCGTTAATTGAGTTTTATTATTAAAATCTGTGGCTACGGTATTTATGGCATCAACAACAGCAGGTATAACTCTGTTAGATTCTTCAGACCAAGCCCTGTAAATTAAACGGCCCTTTTGTTTATTTTGGCCTTTCATCTGACTAAGTGATTCAGCTGATTCTATAAAATGAATGCCAGCATTAGGATTAAGGCTTTCTGAACTAGATGATCCTCTAGGATTTTTACGCCCAGCAGTTTCAAAGATTGCGCCAGGTGCAGATATGTTTGCTACATAGAATGCGGCAGCAAATCCAGATCTATTTCGCCTGTTTGTTCCAGCGTTGTATTTAATAAGATTCTTAGCCAATGAATAATCATAAGGTGGGAATGGTCTGTATTTAATTGTATCAGCTGACGCAGTGCCTTTACCCCAACCACTTAATACTTCATTTTGCTGTGGTAAATATCCACGTGCTTTATCTCGGACAATTAGCATCGCAGTTTTAATATCTTTAGACATTTGCTTGTTAAGTTGTGGCTCAACATCGCGCATAGCCTTTTGGAGTTGTTTAACGCCGTTTACGACTACTGGCATTTTTTATCTCCTTAGCTCTATCCTGTAAGACCTGCACAATAGCCCGTAACATCTCTGGGTCCATGTTAATGAACTCAGTAGGCGCGATCCCTAGCTCTACAGATAAACTTGCTATCGCATAGAGCGTAGAGTCACGCTGTACTATTTTTTTTCTTCGTCTAATACCTCGACAGTTTCTAGGCTGTCAATAAACTCAACACCAAATACAGGAACAGTTACGTTAGCCCTACGTAAGCACTCATGCGCCAAGTAATAAATCTCGGTCTGCCGTTCGTGGTCACGTAGGACTTTACTAATTCCTGCGCCGTACTTTAACTCGAAAGCGTACTCGACACCTGGCGTGATTTTATGTTCTGTAACCTCGCCATTAGCCCTTGTTATCTTTAGCTTTGCCATTATTGCTCCTTATGATACTGCTACAGTTATTACGCTGTTGCAGGTAAATGTAATCGATTGACTTGATATATCGCCAACAGCACCATTTACGTTTTGTAGATTGTTGACCAAAACCGTAGTGGAATATGAAGGATTATCAGCAGATACTGCTGCGCTTGATTGCTTAATTACTACAGGCACAGTTGTACCATAAGCAGCACGCAAGGTTGGAATAACTTTTGTGGCTGCATTGTCATTAAGGAAGTCTAGAGTAATTGTTGATGCCTCTAATCCCTTAGCAAACTTGTGTGCAGTATCGCCCATAGCAGTTACTTCTAATTCATCAAATGCCTGGTTAATAGTTACAGCTGTTACATACGCTGATAGGTCAACACTGTTAAATGTTACCGAAACGGTATTGTTTAAGAAAATTGCCATTATTACTCCTTATCTTTCTCTTTAGTTGGTGCTGGTGTTGGTGCTTTTTCTACTTGGCCTATCTTAATTAAGAAGGCCTTCTCTTCGTCTGTTAGTGCCATGTTAGCTCCAGCTCGTTAGTATTGATACAGTTATTTCTGCAGTTAATAAATCTCCGCTTGCCACACTAGCGATAGCTGGAGCAGAGACACTTGATATGTTTAGC